TTTTTTTGTAACAAATTATCACAATCATTGCGCCGGCATGCGACATGCGATGCGACATGCGATGCGACATGCGACGATTAATGCGACAAAAAAACATCAAAAAATTTGGTTATAAACAAAATTATTAATAAATTAGTGATAAATATGTGAATATGAAGATAAAAGACTATTTGCACTCAGATCTTTTGAGTGACAGAAACAATGATATGGTGTTTCAAAAAACATACGACACCATACATAAGTTTGCAAAAAAGCAAACAGAAATGATGGCTGCAGCGTTTAACATAACAGACAAGCAGCACCTGCAAGACTTAGATAACATGAACGCAGTAATGTACTCTGACGAAATCGTGGAGCTTGTAAATTATGCGATACACAAATTTAACAAAAGAAACAAGAGACATGGCAGAGATTAGAGTTTATGTAATAGACCATCACAATGCTCCTGAGATAGCATACGACTTTGATGAAACTAATCACGAATCTATAATGGCATATGCAGAAGCAATTGGCTCCGTGTATTCATTAGAAGGGTTTCAAAATGCATTCAATAATCAGGAGGTAAATACAGCAACAGACTTAATTTTAATTAAATGAGAAATATAATTTTAACACTTTTAATTTGCTCGCTTTTTACATCGTGTGCCACCAGTGGCAACTATGTGACGTTCAAGCCACCAACGTTCAGACAATTAGCTAAATGCGAGCCGTGGCAGCAACAAATGTTCACAGACTTCTGTGAATGGAAGTACTACGATAGTAACGTAAAGACAAAGCTTGTGTTTGGTAAAAGAGGACGTAAAAATCTTTACCAACAACACATTATGATTTTAGGGTATGCTCCTGACACAACAAGTACAGATAATCGTTACGGATCATGGCTAAAGAAGTAAGAAGGTATCACTGTCAAGCATGTGACGACTGGGTTGCAGATGTGACCTACAATTGGAGTAACGATAGAGATGAATGCGAAAATTGCAGAGTAGATTTTAAATACAATTCTGCAGAATTTGCAAAGAAAGCACATCAGATGCTAAGTCAAATGTTTATTGATCCAAAATCACTAAAATAATATGGATAAATACGATTTGTTACACTGGACTATTATAAAAGTATTATTAGGTTTGTTAACTTTAATCTTCTTGTAATAATGACAGGCAAAGAAAAAAAGAAAGTAAGAAAGTATCTGTTACAATCCTATGCTAAAAAATTTAAACGCAAACTTTTTAAAAGGATTGATAACGGCGAAAAGAGTTACTACTACAAACGAATATGCGTCACTTTTGTAGGCGACAAAGTAGAAGTATACGACACTTCCTCTGACATATACAGACCTCTTTCGCTAAGCGAATTGGTTTTGCTTACAGAGCTGGGCGAGGTTGAACTCAACAAAAAACTTGTAGAGAAATCGTACACAGAAAAAATACGTGACACAAGAAACCTCATGCACATTGCAATAGCAAAAAAGAACTCTAAAGAAAAGGAGTACTACTACAAAATTGCAATGAATGAAATAAAAAACTATAAAGAATACTTGGAAATTAACAATTAAGTTTCTAAGTTTGTTAATAAGTTAAATCTAATATAATGAAAACAGAGAAACTCAAAGCTTTGTACGAAAAGTACGAGCTTTCAAAAGACGATGTCTTTAAACATCAACACTACATTATCATCACAAGATCTGGTATCGACAAGATACAGGCGAGTGAGAAAATTAAAATAAACTATGACGTTGTGAATTGCGAATCACATTTCGCAGTTGTAAAAGCAAACGCTGAGGTGGGTGACAACAGTATTCAGACGTTTGGATCTGCACTAAAAGGAACAAACCACAGAGATGGCAACTGCAACACTTGGTATGTCATGGAGATGGCAGAAAAGCGTGCAATGTCGAGAGCCGTGTTAAAACTGACAGGGTTCTATGAACTTGGCGTGTTCGGAGAAGACGAAAGTGAAGACTTCAAAAGAAAGGATGCGGCATGGAAAAATCAGTAATACTAAAAGAGCTGTCAAATGACGAGAAGTATTACGGCGAGTACGGTAAGCAATTTTTATCCAACTCAGACATAGACACGCTCATAAACAATCCCGCTGGGTTTCTAGATCCTCGTGAAGACAGTATAAATCTAATGTATGGACGTGCTTTTCATGAACTAGTAATGTTCGGCACAACTCAATACGATAACTACGTAGAGGCGTCTACACGTAACACAAAAATCTACAAAGAGGCAGAAGCAGAAAACGGCTTGATGTTTCTTAAAAAGGAATGGGATGAACTCAATACACTTGTTCAATGTGCTTTCAAAAACAAAGTATTTAGCGAAACCGTGAAGGATGCGTCAAACAACTTTGAGGTGCCGAACATTGGTTCTTTAATAGACGATGATATCGTATGGAAGTGCAAAGCAGACATCGTGTCGAGCGAATGTATCATTGACATTAAAACCACAAGTTCAATTAAGGGATTCAAGTACAGCAGCAAGTCATGGAATTATGACAGCCAAGCTTACATTTACAGCTCCCTATTCCAAAAGCCCATGAAGTTTTTGGTTATAGATAAAACAACAAAAGTCGTTGGACTTATGGATGTTTCTGACGAAGCATACGACAACGGCAGAGAAAAGGTTAGCAAAGCAGAAGACAACTACCGTGAATACTTTGTAAACAAAAGTAAATCAGTGGACAACTTTACTATCTATGGGGAAATATAGTGGTAAGCAAAAACGAGATGCGTTGGCTGACGCTGTATCAGCTATAATTATAATTATTTTTTTAATCTTAATAAACTAGACGTATGTCAACATTAATTAACGCGTCGATAAAAGGCTCAGAGCTTAAGAATATCGACAAAACAAAGGTGATCGTAGGTAAAAAAGATACCTATATTCCGATAACTATTTCGATAAATGATCAATCAAGGTTTGGAAAGAACGTCTCTATATCTGTGCAACAAAGCCCAGAAGAAAGAGAAAAGAAAGAGAAGAAGCACTTCATAGGTGAGGGTTCTGTTATCTGGACTGATGGAAATATAGTTAAAGGTCAAAAGGATCAGCCCGCAACAAATAGCGAGCCGTTTCAAACAGTAGAGAAAAAATCTGCTGAACAATTAGACGATCTACCATTTTAATAACGCCCCGCTTCGGCGGGGTTTTAAAATTTAATTATGACAAATAAAGAAAACTATTACACGTTGGATGTAATATCAAACAAAATCGCTGACTTTGAAAAGGTGCCAACAAGTTTTTTGTTTAGAGACACAAGGAAACATGATGTGACGAACCTCAGAAAAATCTTTCATTATTTTGCAACTAAGTATACAAACTTATCGCTTGCCAAGATTGGGAACTATTCGAAAAAGTGGGGAAGAAAAACTGGTCACAATCATGCAACCGTACTGTATGGCGTCAACAAAATAACTGACTGGTGTCAATACGATTCTGACTTAAGAAATAAAATTAACATACTTGACGATGAAATAAAAATAATCGTTGACTATAACACTCAAATACATACACAACTAAACAGCTCAAAAAAAAGTATAGTGAAAAAACTATACTCTGAGCAAGATGTAAACTTTGTACAAAAATTTGAGGACTTAACAAACCTTATTTATTCAGGAAAGAAACAGCACCTGCTTGACGTTGCACACGCTTCTGCAAACGGAGCAAAATCACAACAAGATAAATATGAAGGGATTTATAAAACTACACCGAAGAATAATTGATTGGGAATGGTACACTGATTCAAATGTAAAAAGTGTATTTATACATGTGCTTTTAAACGCCTGTTACGACGACTGTAGGTTTATGGGTAAAAAGGTTAATAGAGGTGAGTACATGACAAGCCTATCAAGACTTTCGTCAGATCTAAATATACCTGTACGTCAACTGAGAACATCTTTAACAAGACTAAAGCAGACAGGTGAAATCGACATGCAAACGACAAACAAGTACACAAAGATAACTATCTGTAACTATGATAGTTACCAGCTTGAGGAAAGATCGAAGAAACCAAAAACGACAAACAAAAGACAAACAGTAAAGGTGGTAGATGTCGTACAAAATGTTGTACAAGATTATGTACAAAAATGCATTCATGATCCAGCTTGGACAGAGGTTGTATGCATGCAAAACAACATTGGCAAAGCGCAGTTAAGTAAAATGCTTGATGTGTTTAACAATCACCTTCTGATGACAGATGAGAAAAAACAAAACATACGCGACTTCAAGTCACACTTTGTAAACTGGCTTAAGTATAACAAGGGCGCTGTAAAGAACGACGAAGGTCCCTACAAGTGGAAATGGAAGGGACAGCTAGAAAAAAGTGGGACTTACGACATGCTTGTAAAAGACAAAGAAGTGTTTGACAAACCGGGATTTGAATTTAAAGTAATACAGAATGGATAACGATTTCGTTGTAAAAGAATATAACGTATACAAACTTGACACAAAAAGTAAGCAGTCGACATGCCCAAAGTGTTCTCATGAAAGAAAAAAGAAGAGCCAAAAGTGCCTGATGCTTGATTGGGATAGAGGGTTAGGCACCTGTCAGCATTGCGGTGTAGTTCTTCAACTCCACACCTACGAAAGAAAGTCTGATTCTAATTATGTGACGCCTGAACCATTGCAGAAAATTGAAATCAAAGATAATGTAGTTGGTTGGTTTGAGGATAGAGGCATAAGTAGAAGAACATTGGAAGATCTACAGGTGACTAACGGTAAGGAATACATGCCACAAGTGGGCAAAGAAGTGAACACAATTATGTTTGGTTACTATCTTCGTGGCACGCTTGTAAATATAAAATACCGAGACTCAAAAAAGAACTTTAAACTCTACAAGGGCGCACAAAAAATATTCTACAACATAGATTCAATTGCAGGAAGCGATGCTTGTATTGTTGTTGAGGGAGAAATAGATGCGATGTCATTCCATGAGGTAGGAGTAAAACATGTTGTAAGCGTACCAAATGGTTTTACCGCAACAGGGCAGGTTAACATGGACTATTTAGAGGATTTATATTCATACTTTGAGGACAAGACAAAAATATACCTGTGCGTTGACAACGATGAAGCAGGGGAAAACGGAAAAAAAGAGTTGATCCGTAGGTTTGGCAGTGATAAAGTATGGTTGTGTGATTTAAAAGACACAAAAGACGCCAACGAATATCTTATTAAATACGGCAGAGATGCTCTTCGTAAAGTAATCGAGTATGCGACGCCGTGCCCGATCGAGAATGTGTTGCGAGTAGAAGACATGGCTAACGATCTTGACGACTTCTACAAAAACGGTATAAAAAATGGATACAAAATTGGTTTAGAAGGTTTTGATGACATATTTTCTACATACACAAAACAATTTATTGTGGTTACAGGGTTTCCTTCAAGTGGGAAATCAGACTTTGTTGATCAAATGACTATTGGGTACAACATGATGTATGGGTGGAAGACAGCTTATGCGTCTACCGAAAACTACCCTCAGTACTTGCACGTCGACAAGCTAGTAAGAAAACTATACGGAAGAACACCAGAGTATGCAGACACACAAAAAGACGATTGGAAATCCTGTGTTGATCATGTCAACAAAAACTTTTACTTCATAGATTTTGAAGAGGGTTACGATATTGATAAGGTGTTACAGAAAGCAGAAGAACTTGTAAAGCGTGCTGGCATCCGGTGCTTAGTTATAGATCCATATAACAAAATACGTGACAAGAAAAACCTTTCTCTTTCAATTACAGACTACACAAACATGTATCTAAACAAAGTAGATAACTTCTGTAAAAAGAATGATGTGATATGCATATTAGTTGCACACCCAACAAAACCACAGAACGACAAGGGTAAACTTTTAGAGCCAACCTTCTACGATGTAAAAGGTGGGGGTGAATTTTATGATATGAGTCCCCACGGACTACTTGTACACAGGGATTACGACAATGCCACTGTAAAAATTAAAGTGCTAAAAGTAAAGTTTGGCAATCTTGGTGAAAACCAAGCGCACGCAGACTATTGTTGGAATGTAAACAACGGCAGGTACACTTCACTTAAACATGGCGCTCCTAAATGGGACAACAAGAACTGGATAACGTCTGACAAAAACCCATTTGATATAAGCAAGACGTTAGATATAGAATTTGAAAATGTAAAACAAGTATTATGATAGGCAAAATATTTTTCACAATCATTGTTACAGCGACGATTTACCACGCTGATCCTAAACAAACCAATGCAGACTATTTGACAACTGCATCTTTGAAAAAAATAAACCCTCAGTGCCCTGGAGATCATAGGTGGGTAGCTGTGTCCAGAGATTTAGAGGAGTATGGGTTTGTTTTTGGTAAAAAAATATATGTTGAAGGAGCTGGTGATATGGATGGCTTTTGGACTATAGAGGACAGAATGAATAAACGCTGGACAAAAAGAATTGACTTTCTTGTAGACTACGAAGTTAAAGGAGGTAAGTGGGATAATGTAAAGATATACCTAATTGAATAAAGAAGTAGACTACGTGTATCTATGTATACACAATGACATAAAAGTTTATCCTGTCGTTCATGACATGGATCACTTTGCTGTGGAGGTAGATTATGCTGGCAGAAAGAAAAGAGGAGTGGAGATATTTAAATGGCGTACAGAACAAAAACTATTAAAAAATAAGATATTAGAAATCTATAATATACTTGGAAAAAATATAACAAATAGACAATAAAAAATAAAAAAAATCTCAAAGTCTTGTTTTATTTGAAAAAATGTTGTACATTTCCTAAAAATTATAGGAAATGCCTACCGCTAAACCGAACGATGATCCAAAAATAGAGATGGTTAAGGTCTTTAACAAGACATTTGGTGTACCAACATCGAAGAACCCTTCGCTTCTATCAGAGGATGATTATTCACTAAAATATGACTTGATGAAGGAGGAGTTGAGTGAGTATCTCAACGCCTGTCGGAGTAACGATCTAGTTGAGGTATGTGATGCCGTTGTAGATATGATGTACATTCTCAACGGCATTATTGTTTCACACGGATTGCATGACATTTTTACTGATCTGTTTTCAGAGGTACACAATTCCAATATGAGTAAGCTAGAAAACGGAAAGGTATTGAGAAGACATGATGGAAAAGTCATGAAGGGGTCGGAGTATTTCACACCTAACTTAAAACAATACTTATAGACATGGAAGACGTAACAAAACACATAAACAAGGTGCTGGGTTATAAAACCTGGAGTGACAAGCGAAAAATAGATTCCCTACTTGAGTACGATTGCGATATGTATACTAAGCTCGGTACGGACTCGACCAAAACGCAAAAAGAACAAACTAGAAAAAAGTCCAGGGCAATTTACAGAGCGATCAAAGAAATTGATTACGATCAGGGTAAAGATTATCTATGGCAGATGGATTAGATGACACTAGAAACACGTCACAAATACTTAACCAATGTATTTGACAGGCTTCATGACAAACTTGATGATGCCTTCGAAACTATTTATGATGGAGATTTTGAGGACTGCAAAAACACAGTTAACTCACTAATTTACGACTTAAAACAACTCAAAAAAACAATGGAATCATGAATAAACGGTGCAGAATTACACCAGATGAAGCAAACGCTTTAGGTGTAAAACAAAAGCCAATAGAAAAGGGAAGAAAAACCTTCCGGATATGGTTAGACGGAGGTCAACAGCTAGAGTTAAGTAAGATTAGACACAGTGGTGTCTATGACTACTGTAAACAAAGAGGCATAGACTTTTCTTCTGTAAAGGAATATTGGGATAAAACAAAGGAGTACTCGGTCAAAGTACGCCCTGACGTTATATCATATAATGACATCTCGAAACAGATCATGGAAGAGATGGACAAGCACTCTCCTAATTACAAGAAAATAAAACGTACCAAAACAAACAACCCGCACCTTCTGGTTGTTGATCCAGCTGATGTCCATATAGGTAAACTTGCAAGTTCATTTGAAACAGGAGAGGAATATAATTCTCAAATAGCTGTACAAAGAGTTCGCGAAGGTATAGAGGGGATACTAACAAAGTCATCTGGATTTCGTGTGGATAAAATATTGCTTATTATAGGCAATGACATTCTTCATATAGACACACCGAAAAGACAAACAACATCAGGAACCCCACAAGACACAGATGGAATGTGGTACGAAAACTTTTTGATTGCAAAAAAACTATATGTAGAAGTGATCGAAAAGCTAATTAATTTTGCAGATGTCCATGTGACATTTAACCCCTCAAACCATGACTATACAAACGGCTTTTTTTTGGCTGACGTTATTAAATCTTGGTTTCGGAAGTCAAAAAACGTAACATTTGACACAAGTATTTCTCATCGAAAGTATTTTCATTACGGACAAAATTTAATAGGCACAACGCATGGCGATGGAGCAAAGGTTAACGACTTGCCTTTGCTTATGGCTGTTGAAGCAAAGGATGAATGGGGAAGCTCAAAACACAGGTATGTATACACGCATCACGTGCATCATAAAAACGCAAAAGATTATGCGGGTGTGACAGTAGAGAGCTTGAGAAGCCCATCGTCTGCAGATTCCTGGCACCACCGTAAGGGGTATCAGCATAATCCAAAGGCTGTGGAGGGGTTTATTCATCACCCAGAACTTGGTCAAGTCGCACGTCTAACACATATATTTTAATATGAACAAAAAATGGGATATGGTGTCTTTTGCCTTTCGTTGGCCACACCAAGGTATACTTATTGGATATGAGATATGGGAGCCTTCAGAAGAGGTTAACTATTACGCTTTCAAGCTACATCTTATGTTGATAACTATATCATACGAATTTGGAGATGGTGATTCTCCTTATGCATAGTTTTTTTAAATTTGAATACCAAAGATGCTTTGTCACAACATTCTTTGTTACTTTGTTTTCATGTTAGGAAAGCCCTCCGTTATGGTTAAAATATCAGAGGGTTTTTTCGTTAAATTTGCTTATGGACTTCAGCAAAAAAATATTCGTAAGCAGAGACGTAACAGACTACGAAGTGTATCTTGTAAAAGAGATATTAAACAGCATAGATTTCGAAAGCTATCTGTCAGAATCTTTCTTGTACATAGACATGAGAAAGGACGGAGGGCTGGAGATTATCAGTGTCGATAACGAAGAGGTATTCCTTGCCTCCAAAGAGCTGAGGGTAAGTAATAAAATGGCCATAGAATACTTGAGATACCAAACTAAAATAGAGCAATCCATAAACAGCGTCCTGTACTGGGCAGGCATAAATAACATGAAAAAGTTTGTTCCCGTGAAGGAAGATGATGGTAACAACAAAGAGTACGCTGATATGAATGTTTACGCTCACAGCATGCCAGAAGCCCTTAGATACCTAGATGAGCTATACAGGGGTGACTTTGTGTACATAGAAGATGTCGATGAGGAGATATGGTAAAAAGCGCCAGATAACCAGGCACAAGAAAACCACCGTTGACGGCATACAGTTCCAGTCAAAGCTAGAGTCTCACATGTATTTGTTGTTTAAGGCACACAAAATCCCAGCAGAATACGAAAGCACAAAGTTCACAATCATTGACGCTTTCGAAGCTGACTTTTCATCTTACGAAAAAACGCCTGCGAAAAAGTACCTCCACGACAGAGGTTATAAAAAGATTTTACCTATCACTTATACACCTGATTTTGTAGATCCTGCCGTGCCTCCACGCTACATAGTGGAGTGTAAAGGCAATCCAAACGAACGTTTTCCGCTTGTCTGGAAGCTTTTTAAGCGCTATATAAAGCTAAATAACTGGAAAACAGACCTCTTTGTGCCAAGAAATCAAAAAGATTGCTTAGAAGTGATTAAAATTATTAAAGAAAAATACTATTGACCAGGGTTTAGGTTCAATACGTCACCAGTTTTTTCGAAAAGGTTCATATCTTGTTTTGTTTCCATGTTTGGATCAGGTTTTGTTCCAGCATCAAACTCGTTTTCAATAGCTCTTTGTAGGTAGTTACCAAGTTTTGTCAGCTCACCTTTAGGCATCCCAGGAGCCAGCTCAGTTGTCAATCTTATTAATAAATTTACCTTTATAGCATTTTGAAGCCTTTCTTGACGCTCTACACTACTTCCTGCTGAAACATATCTTGTTTGCTCTCCATACTCCCCACTGTAAATAGTGTACATGTTGTCTCCGTATAAATCAAACGCTTCCATTATTTTGTTGTACTTTTCTTCAGCTATCGTAAAAATACCGAGTTGGTTGATTATGAAATTTCTACGCCCCTCTTTTGTCTTTGCGCTTTTCAGATCGCCAGATACAAATTCCTGAAAAACATCTTTGTCCAATAGATCATTCATTTTAGCAAAAAACATATCATCTGCAAAGTCTGGCAAAACGCCTGGAAAGACAGTAGATAATATATCTTGAACGGCTGGCATCAATATAGAGTATTTGTTTCCTACTTTAAATTTGTTTTCATATTCTCTAGAAAACTTATCTATAAAAGCTCCTGCTTTTTCTATTGTTTCTGGTGTGCCACCGTACCTTGCAGCTATAGCCTCTCCCTCTTTTGTAGCTTTTTCCGTGACAGGCTTATCACTCATTAAATCACTATACTCTTTGTCAAGGTTAAATATATCATCAATAACTCCAGGTCTGTCTTCTATGGGTGTTATGTCGGACCCTATTAACTGAGAATAACCTCCATATCTATCAATATCCTCCTCATCAGAAAAATAACCAAGAAGACCACTTAATCCTTGCATCGCTGTTACTGCAGCGATTTGCTTAATTCCTTTAAAAGTCAATATCTCTTGAACAATACCTCTCATGGCGTTTCTGGCCTGCTCTTTCTGTGATTCGGGAACAGTTGGATCTTTCAAAATAGCGTATTGCAGTCCAAAGTTTGCACGCGCGTTTGTCACGAACTTTTGGAAAGGAAGAGTAGATCTAAGGAAAAACTTGGTCGCTCCGTCTTCTCTAGAATACAAAGCGGCCTCTGAAAACCGACCTGTTTGTCTCATTGTCTGCGCTACAAGTCCGTCAGCTTTATTTATTGCATCGATGTTCGGGTTAGCGTTTTCCTTTTTCCACCACTCCTTCATATTGACGTTTGATAGGTTTTCACCTTGGGCAATCCTAGCGTCTATGTAGTGAGCCTCAAATGCAGCATTAGCTGCTGCCTTGTCAGATGAAGCTAAAAATATCTCCAGTGATAATTCACTTCCGTTAGTTACGTAGTTGAAAAATTCCGATAGAGTATATTTAGCATCCTTTATAGAATTAAACTTTACTGCGTTGCCATTTGCATCTTTAAACTCTTGTGGCAATGTGTTTGTGTCTATAGCTAAAGCGTCAAGATAATATCCGACAGGCATTTTTGTGTTGTCATCTAAAACGAAATCCGCCTTCAAAGCATTACGTGCTCCTGTTCTTGACTTTGCGTATATATTTGATAGATCTCCTCTACCTAGCAGGCTGTTTTGTATAAAACGTGATAGTCTATTTTTTGACACAGCACCGTTTGCTGAACCAGATAAACCTGCTAAATATAAAGCTGATAATTTGTTAAGGTGGTTTCTGGCTCTATCAGACTGTATGTATGGATACGTACCGCTAACCGCACTAAAAAACTGTGACGGTCTCTGATCTGGACGAGCTAGTGCTGTTGCTGAAAGAGTTGAATATAAAGCTCTAGAACCCTCACCTAATATAGTCTTTGACCATTTAGGTGATCCTATGTCTACATATACAGAAGATCCTTCTGTTACAATCTGATTGAATTGATCTATCTTGCCGTCGAAATAGGTTTTTATGATGTTAAAATCAGCTTCACTTTCAAACATACCCTTGAATTGGGGGTTTTCAAGTAGATACCTAAATGTGCTGACATCTTTTCTGGCAGATATATCTATGTTTGCTCCCTTCATTCTCATGAATGCGTTTCTTGCAAACAGTCCTGGATTTAACCTTAAATCACCTAAAGTTTCTGCAAACGTAATTTCATTTAGAATAGCAGCATCAGTGTCTGATTCATTAGTTTGACCCTCTGTTGTTTTTGTGGTAGACGAACTTGCTGTATTCATGTGAAATGGCACAGGTACGTATGTCCCGTCTACAAATGGCTTGTCAGTACCTCTTTCATCATTAGCTATCTTGCCTCCAAAATCTGAAATTCTTTCTAAAGCTTGATCGCCTTTTTGGAGTGTTGCAAGTTTTCTGATAAAATCTACGTTGAAACCTAATGCTTTTGCAGAGATATCATCAAAGTTGTTAGCATTTTCTATGTCAAGCCTCTCGTATACCTCTTTCCATTTGTCGTATCGTGCTTTTATATCAATACCTAAAGTAAAAGGGTCAGTGCCTCTGCCTTGCAAAAAGTTGTCGTAGTCTTGTTTACGAAGGTCTAACTCTTGTTTTAAAAGGGATCTCCATCTGTTGAACTCCATGTCCAAACCATTGTTGTCTTTAACGCCTGACTGACGGAAGGCACCTGCCAACATATACAGTTCATATGAATTCTCTAGATCGTTTGCGTTTGTGCTATGTAAAGAGTTGTTTTTTTTGTTGTGAGCAATGACAGCATTTTTATATTCATTTAAAGACGTGTCATATAAAGATGAAACAGACTGCTCCTCCTCCTGTATCTTTCTCCCAATCTCTTGATAAAGTTTTATGAACTCAGACCCTTTGTTCGCATCCCTAAATAATGTTTTTGCAAGTATATCGCCAGTTCCAAAACCCCACTTTGCTGTTACGTATTTTTGAGATATAGCATTAATTTTCTTGTAAACCTGTGAAAGATAACTATCGTTTGTTGACAGGTCAGTGTCAATAGAAAAGCCTTGTATATCGAATATCTTTATCTTTTCTGGTATTTTTGCTGCCATTTCTACAGCTAAGTCGTAAGAATCAAGTATAGCCTCTATGTCGCCAATACCTTCAAGAGGATCTTTGCCTTTTGATTTTACATCGTTGAGATACTTAATTACCTTATTTCTTTGTCCGTCAGGTATAAAGCTAAAGAAATCATCATCACGGTTAAAGTTTGATAGGCGGTCTAAAACAGAAGACAGGCGCTTTGGTGTATCCACAAATTCTGCAGCGTCCTGTAACTTTGTATCACCACCCTCTGAGTCATCTGTCTTGTCTATTTTAGTCTGATCGAAAAGCTTCTTTTGGCTACGAGCTTCTCGTATAGTAGTAATGGTGTTGTTAAGGTTGAAATCCTCTATCTCTTTCGGGTCAAGATTTACAAAGTACTTTGTAGGATCAAGTATAGTATAAGAAGGAGCTGGCAAAAAGGTTTCCAAGTTTTCTTGTCTTTTGTTTATCACATCGTCGTAATACAATTCAGAAGCACGTTGAGATATGTCTTCTTGCTCAAATGTAAAGTCTACACCAGACCCCTCCTCTAAATCGCCCTCAGCTTGTTCTGCCTCCTCTATTAAAGATTTTTTAGCCTTCTCATCATAGATTAATTTTTTATCTTTTGTCAAAAAGTAGTAGCCTAGTTCTGATGGGTAACCAGATAGAAGCTCTGACATTTCAGCTTGGTACTTTTCAATGTTTTGAATAGCACCCTTTTTCACAGCATTGTTTGAGGTTGGATCGTTAATTACGTTAGTTGCCTCTTCGATCAAGACCATTTTTTCAAGAAACGTTTGCTTGTGTGCCTGAGTCATTTTATCTACCAAGTCTTGCTTTCTTTTCTCAAAAATCAAAACCTTTTGCTGAGCTTTGTTTTTTAAGGTAACAGCTGTCTTAAATTCATAATTAGCCTCGTCTTTACCTTCATCTGTCAATCTTTGCACCTCTGAATCTAAAAACAAAAACTCTGTGTTGACTGCGTTCTCTCCTGGAATTACAATATTTGTCTTCAAGACACCATCTACTGCTTTTTTGAGTCTTTTGCTTTGGCCAAACTTTGCGAACTTGGACATACCTTGGGCTGTGAATACACTAGTAAGGCCTGTATCCAGGAATAGCTTTCTTGCTTTTTCATCATCCCAATCTTCCAATCCCCACCACGTATTTATAGTGTAGTTTGTCAAAGCAATTAAAGTTTCTTCGGGAATCTCGTTTTTTAAAGCCTTATATTCTATTCCTAGTATGCTTGCTATTTGTTTTCGGTAACCACCAGATGTTTGCTTTGTGTATTGCTTTGCAATCTTACGAGCGTTATCAAGATTTTTTATGCCGGCAAAACTTTTAACGGCGGACATTTTCTTGAAGTAATTGTATGTGAATAGCCTTGTTAAAAGAACTTCAGTACCACCCTGCGCTAATGCATAACCTCTAGCTTCCCAGTTGCTCATTTCCAAAGCTTTCTTTTGAGATTCTGTCAGTGGCATACCATCTTCAATGTTTACTTTTGCCGCATCTCTAATTTTATCTAACTCATAAAGTGACGTGCCGTATGTTGAAACGCCTGTAGTGGTTAAACCTAAAGTTGGGTTTGCTGCAAATAAAGCAAAATATGGAATTGATTCTGCAAAAGGTTGGTTTACTAGAGCAAGAGCTTCAGCAAATGAATCCGCTTCTGATATTCCTTTGTCGTATAGAGGAAGGTACTCTTCTCTCATAGAATCAATTACCGATTTAGGAATAAAACCTTTTGTTATAGGCATGCCATACGTACCGTACACAATCTCGCTTGATTGTCTATCAGACATCCCTTGGGATCTAAATAAGTCCTGAAGTGCGTAACCAAAAGACGATATTATGTCAAGCAATCCTATACCTAGAGCTTGACCAAAATTTTCTATCGCCTCTGCGGCAATTTTAGCATTTGGGTTTTTCGACATGTATGCCTCTTGTCTTTCTAAAATACTATGAGCACCTTTGACGTATGGTGAAAGCTCTCCGTATGCTTCATGGTTTTTGTCAACGTCGACTAAAACCTCCCCACGAATTACAGAATTTCTTCCCTGTGGTGTTAAAATTATATCTTGCAAGTTGTTTAAAGACGATGCTTTTCCGTTTATCTTGATGCCTTGTGTAGGGAAGTCAGCTAAGTCAACACCAGAGTTGTATATAGTATCAATTTTGTCTTTATCGAATAGATCTATACTCTCGGTAATCCCTGAGAGTTTAAGTGCTGCTGCAATAGCTGTAGACGAGTTTGCTTTGTTTTCCTGTAGTTTTTTGTATATGTTCGTAAGTAGTGTTCCAACAATGTTAGCATCTACCTCGTCTTGAGGCAATTCATCTATGTTCTGTTGGTACTCTTTTTCAATTAACTCGGCAGCGTTTTCCTGATAAGGGCTGAATCTACCTGATCTTGCTATATCCACTGAAGAAGGCACCTCTATATCTGTAGGTGCGTATGGGAAGGATTTGAATAAGTTAACTATAGCACTTTCGAACTGCCCCACATCGAACACCCCTTGGTCATTAGAAAAGGTCATGCTTGGGATACCAGATAATTGCGCTACAAACTGAACTTCTGTAGCGGATGGTCTAACCATAGCTTGTCTGAAGAACGCTATATTGTCCTGAAGAGGAATGTCTGTTCGTCTAAATCTGGATGCAGCTTGATCTATCAGCCTTACGTCTGTTGACAAGAAGTCCTTAAGCTCCTGAAAAGCTTGTGATTCTCTCTGATCAACCTTTTCGTCTGACTGTATAAACTTCAGTCGGTCTTTATACCCCAGGTTTATACCGTTTTGAGTGAACAACCTAAACTCTCGTGTGTCACCTGTGGGAGTGGTTATTGTCAACATGTCTTTACCTACCCCTGATTCTGACACCTCATAACCAAAAGGCCCTAAAAGAAGGTCGAGTTCCATCTCGGCATCCCCCTCGTTCATACGAAATATATCGATTGGAATATCGTCAACAATTTTTGAAAGATAATTCTCCTCATCTAAAATAGGTAGAATCTCTTTTAGTTCACTTATATCAATAGGCTTCCCTGGGTCTGTTGGTGGCGGATAATACACATGATTATCCTCAACAGAAACTAAATGCTGATCAAGCTGATCCTTTCTGTCCTGAGTTATCGTATTTAAGTCCGATGAAGATTGAGTGTCCGCAGAAGTGGATTGTTGCTCCGAACTTCCAACAACGTTTGGTTGATCCGAAAAATCTTGCAAAAAAGTCTCGTCTCGATTTTTTTTTTCAACCTGTTTTTCGTCAATCCAGCTATTGTAGATTGAATCGATTTCTTGATCTTGTGGGATTTTATTAGGCAAAAGATTGTCGTAATGCCAAGTTTTTATAGCTCCCTTTTGGTCTTCTAAACCTGCATAATACGAAACATCACCCTCATCAAACGGCAAACCGTTAGACTCGTACAGGCTTTTGTAATATGCAATAGCCTTGCTTTTGTTAATTGGATCAGGATTTGTGTTGTTCACAATCATTTGTATAAATTATTGTTGTCGTGGATTCATTGATTTAATGTACAATGCTAAGGCTTTTAATTTAGCTCCATCACCAAAAGCCTTGCTGTTTGCTTTTATTCCATCAGTAAATTTATATTCTTCAAGGAATTTTTGGAACGGTTTCTGAGGGTCTTTAAGGCTTTCATTATATAATTTATTAAAAGCACTTGCGGCTTGACCTTCTGTCAAAACAGCTGCGTTTTCTACCACAACCTGTTCATTTGATACCATACCTAGTTCACTAATAGCGCCACTTGTAGTTCCTGTTCTACTTGTGTAATCGTCAACTGACTTGGCTATTACACTGTCACCCACAACAATTATATAAGGAACAGATCCCGGCTTATCAACAGCG